GACGTGCTGTTGGGACTTCTTGCGCTAATCCGCCCCAGAAAAGGTTTTTCCATATGAAAACGCGCGGCAGAACGTCTGCGGCGGCGCTTGAGGTTGCGGCGCTTGGCAAGGTTGAGGCAATCCAGCGCCCCGACGCCCCCTACGACCTGACGGATGAGCAGACCGAGGAGTGGTGGGCGGTGGTCAATCGCCTGCCGGCCGACTGGTTCCCCCGTGAGACGCATGGGGTTCTGGCGCAATACTGTCGCCATGTCATCGCAGCGCGCCGTGTGGCGCAACTGGTGGCTGCGGAAGAAGCGGGTGAGTTCGACTTGAGCCGCTACGACCAGCTTCTGAAGATGCAGGAGCGGGAAGGGCGGGCGCTGTCGTCCCTGGCAACCCGTCTGCGCATCACTCAGCAGGCGACCGTGGACAAGCGGACGCAGAAGCCGACGCAGGCGAAGAAGCCTTGGGAAGCGTGAAGCGTAAACCCGCACCGCAGACGCGGGCGGAAAAGAACATTGCGTGGATTCAGGAGTACTGCCGGATCCCAGAGGGGCGCGACGTGGGCAAGCCCGTTCGCCTGCGGGATTGGCAGCAAGCTGAACTGACGCGCATCTACGACAACCCGCACGGCACCCGCCGCGCAATCTTAAGCTTCGGACGCAAAAACGGGAAAACCGCGCTTTCGTCGTTCATCCTCTTGCTGCACCTGTGCGGGCCGGAATACCGGGCCAACTCGCAGCTGTACTCGGCCGCACAATCGCGGGAACAGGCTGCAATCCTGTTTTCGCTGGCGGCCAAGATCGTCCGCATGTCGCCCGCGCTGGCGTCGTTCGTCGTCGTTCGCGACACGGCCAAGCAGTTGGCCTGCCCTGAACTCGGCACGCTCTACCGGGCGCTGTCGGCCGAAGCGTCTACGGCCTATGGCCTGTCGCCCGTGCTTATCATCCACGACGAACTCGGCCAGGTGAAAGGCCCGCGTTCTGAACTTTACGAGGCGCTTGAGACGGCCACCGGGGCGCAGGACGACCCGCTGTCCATCGTCATCTCGACGCAGGCGCCGACCGACGCAGACTTGATGTCGCTGCTGATTGAGGACGGGTTGTCGGGGCAAGATCCGCGCGTCGTGGTGTCGTTGCACACCGCGCCGATGGACTCGGACCCGTTCAGCGAGGAAGCCATCAGGGCGGCAAACCCGGCCTTTGGCGACTTCCAGAACCCGGTCGAGACACTGGCGATGGCCGAAGACGCGCGGCGGATGCCGAGCAGGGAAGCAGAGTACAGAAACCTGATTTTGAACCAGCGCGTTGACATGAACGCGCCGTTCATCAGCCGCAGCGCCTGGACGGACTGCAGCGCGCCTGTCGTGCCGTCCTTCGATGGCCTGCCGGTGTTCTGTGGTTTGGACTTGTCCGAGGTGTCGGACCTTACCGCGCTTGTCTGTGTCGCGCCCGTCGATGGCGTCTGGCATGTCAAGCCGACCTTCTGGCTGCCGGGTCACAACCTGGCCGACAAGGCACGGGCCGACCGGGTGCCATACGACGTCTGGGCGAAAGACGGCTGGCTGCAAACGACGCCGGGCAAGACGGTCGATTATGAGTTCGTCGCCGGTTTCATCTGGAACCTGTGCCAATCGCAAGATGTGCGGAAGATTGCTTTCGACCGCTGGAACTGGCGGCACTTCAAGCCGTGGCTGCTGAAGGTGGGCTTTCCCGAAGCGCAGCTTGAGGGCGACACGGCCATTTTTGAGCAGATGGGGCAGGGGTTTCAATCCATGTCTCCCGCCCTGCGCGATCTGGAAAGCGCCATTCTGAACCAGCGGATTGCCCACGGCGGGCATCCCGTCCTGACGATGTGTGCCGCGAACGCGACGGTGCAGGCCGACCCTGCGGGCAACCGCAAACTGAGCAAGATCAAATCACATGGGCGGATCGACGGCATGGTTTCCTTGGCGATGGCAATGAGCGTGGCGGGGACGTTCAGCGCCGCCGCCGAGCCTATTGCCGAACCCCGTATTAGGTTCTTCGCATGAGCATCCTTGACCCCATCCGCCGGCTTTTCGCCGCCCGCAACGACATCGGCAGCGCCGAAATCCGTCGTGGCGATGGCGTCTGGGAATCCTTCACTGGCAGCGCCTCAGCGGAAGCCCCGAGCGAGTCCGCCGCGCTTGCGGTGACGGCCGTCTACGCCTGCACCACGCTTGTCTCCGGGGCCATTTCTTCGCTGCCCATGCACGTCTATCGCCGCAGCAAGGACGGCGACCTGTCGCGCGACTACAATTCCGACCTGTGGTGGATGCTGAACGAAGAATTCTGCCCGCGCTGGTCCGCCGCCGCCGGCTGGTCGTTCCTGACGCAGTCAAAGCTGCTGCACGGGGACGCCTTCGCGGAAATCCTGCGGGACCGTAACGGCGGCATTCGTGGGCTTCTGCCCATCCACCCCGTCCGCGTGCGCGTCATCTGCGAAGGCGAAGGCAGTCAGCTTCTGTATGAGGTGCAGCCGGACAGCACGATAACGCTGCCTACAAATTCCAGCATGCGCGTCATTAGCCAGGACGACATGCTGCATGTCCCCGGCTTCGGCTTCAACGGCCTTCGCGGGCTGTCGGCGCTCAAGAATTCGCTGCGCGGGGCAGGGCGGCTGGCAATATCGGCGCAGGACTTCAGCAGCAACTTCCTGAAGAACTCGGCGCGGCCCGACTATGCGCTGAAAGCCTCGGGAAACCTTGACCAGACGCAGTTCGACCGGCTGCAGGAATTCCTCGCCCAGCATCAAGGCCCGCTGAATTCGGGCAAGCCCATGCTGCTGGAAGGTGGGCTGGAAATTCAGGCGCTGACGATGCCGCTGGAGGAAATGCAGCTTCTGGAAACCCGCAAGTTCCAGGTTGAGGAAGTGGCCCGCGCCTTCGGGGTGCAGCCGTTCATGATCGGCCACACGGAAAAGACGTCGTCCTGGGGGACAGGCGTCGAGGCTATGGGTTCGGGCTTCGTGCGCTACACCCTGCGCGACCACCTGAACGCCTTCCAGAACGAGATAAACCGCAAGTTCTTCCGCACCACCCGCAACGTGGCGGAATTTGACACGACGGAACTTGAGCGGGGCGACACTGCGGCCATGTTCTCAGCCGTCCGCATTGCCCTTGGGCGTGCCGGTGAACCGGCCTTCATGTCGGTGGAAGAAGCCCGCACGCTGCTGCGCCTGCCGCGCAAGATAACTGGCACGATGCCCAATCACGCTGAAGCAGCCCCGAAACCCGCTGAACCCGCCCCGGAACCTATGGAACCGGAAGAAGAAGACGATGTTGCCGAGGGGGCCGCAGAATGAACCCGTTTATGAAAATGCAGCTTGCCAACAAGGGCAAGGGCGACGGCATCCGCGCTGACGCATCCACAATCTGGATATACGACGTCATCGCCACGGACAGCGAGGAAGCGTCGTTCTTCGGCGGTATCTCCCCGGACCAGTTCATTCAGGCGCTGGCGCAGACGACCGGCCCGGTGACGCTGCGCATCAACAGCCCCGGCGGCTCGGTGTTCGGCGCGCAGGCGATGGTTGCGGCCATGCGGGCGCACCCGGCCCCTATCACCGCCCGCGTTGACAGCTTGGCCGCCTCTGCCGCCAGCGTCATTGCCGCCGAAGCTGCCACGCTGGAAATCGTCCAAGGCGGAATGCTCATGGTTCACAAGGCTTGGGGCATGGCAATCGGCAATGAGGCCGACATGCGCGACACCGCAGACTTGCTGGCGAAGATAGACGGCCAGATTGCCGCAACCTACGCGCGCCGCTCTGAGGGCGACGTTGACGAATGGCTGGCGACGATGGCCGCAGAAACGTGGTTCGACGCCGCCGAAGCCGTTGCGGCTGGCCTCGCCGACCGCGTGATTGACGAAAACATGCAGCGCCCCAAAGCGCAGTGGGACTTGTCGGCCTATGCCGCAGCCCCGGCGATTGAGGCTGTCGTGGCGGAACCCGCCCCGGCTGAAGTCGAAGAACCGAAAGACCTGCGGCCCATGCGCGCCCGGCAACTCGCCGCCCGCCTGGTCGCACCAGCTATCTGAGCGCAGCCGCGCGCAGAAGAAGCCCATTCCGGGCACCCACAGACATAATGGAGAACCCACATGTCTATTCAAGCTCTGCGTGAGCAGCGCGGCACAGTCGCGCGCGCACTTCACGAACTGGTGAACAAAGCCGATTTCGACACCGTCACCGACCAGGCGATCTACGAAAATGCCATGAGCGAAATTGAGGCGATTGACGCCAAGATTGACCGCATCGCTGCTGCAAACGAAAAGATTGCAGCCGAAACCCGCACCCAGAACGTGGCCGACCTGTCGGCAAAAAAGGGCCGTGACGGCAACGACGCCGGTCTGGCTGTCTACGCCAAGTGGCTCAAGGGCGGCGACCGTGCGCTGAACCAGGAAGACTGGGCGGCCATCCGCAACACCATGTCCACCACGACCAACTCTGAAGGCGGCTTCACCGTTGACAGCGTCGTTGCCAATGCCGTCATTGACGCTCTTAAGGCGTTCGGCGGGATGCGCGAAGTCTCGACGGTCATCACCACGGCGGGCCACGGCCTGCTGTCGTTCCCGACGTCGGACGGCACTTCGGAAGTGGGCGAAATCATCGCGGAAAACACCACCGCGACTGACCTCGACCCGTCCTTCGGAACTGTGGGCCTGCCCGTCTATAAGTTCTCGTCCAAGGTTGCGACGGTCCCCTTCGAACTGCTGCAGGACTCGTCGGTGGACATCGAAGCGTTCATTCAGAGCCGCCTCATCGCCCGTCTGAGCCGCACCACCAACCAGATGTTCACGACCGGCACTGGTTCCTCGCAGCCCAACGGCGTTGCCACGGCTGCGACCATCGGCGTCACCGCTGCGAACTCCACCTCGCAAGTCACTGCAGTCACCTACGACTCGCTGATTGCAACGCAGCACTCGCTGGACCCGGCCTATCGCCGGAACGCCGGCTGGATGTTCGCCGACTCGACGATGCGTAGCATCCGCCAACTGAAGGACGGGTCCAGCCGCCCGATCTTCGTCCCCGGCTATGAAACCGGCGTTCCCGGCGGTGTGCCGGACTCGCTGCTCGGCGCCCCGGTCTACATCAACCAGGACGTCGCCGCGATGGCCGCTGGTGCCAAGTCCATCCTCTACGGTGATTTCTCGGGCTACTACATCCGCGACATCATGGCCGTGGAAATGTTCCGCTTCACGGACTCCAACTTCACCAAGAAAGGTCAAGTCGGCTTCCTGGCGTGGATGCGCTCGGGCGGCAACCTTGTCGATGTCGGCAAGGTCCGCGCGTTCAAGAACGCCGCGTCCTAAGAACTGAAAGGGGCGACGGGATGACCTATCGGCCAAGAAACCGGGTGTTCACGCCCGTCGCCCTTTCTGCTTCTGCCGTCACTTTGGCGGAAATGAAGCTGCATCTGCGCGTTGACGACACTGCGGAAGACACGCTGATTGCTGGCATTTCCATTGCGGCAACGGCTGCGGTGGAAAGCTGGACGCACCGGCTGCTTATCCAGCGGCAAGCCGTGCTGAACCTGCCGGGCCTGCCCATCGGGCTTGAGCCTGTCGAACTGCCGGGCGGTGCCGTTGCCAGCGTGGCATCGGTGGGCGCGGAAGGCACGACGGTCACGGGCGCTGCGGTGTTCGGCGACTCCCCGGCGCTGCTGGTGCCGGCTGCAGACTGGCCTGTCGTCACGGCAGAAGGCTTCCCGGTGACGATTACCTACACGGCGGGCTTTGCGGCCGTGCCGGAGGATTTGAAGGCGGCAGTCAAGCTGATTGCGGCCGACCTCTATGAGCGGCGCGGGCAAAGCACCGAAGAAGCCGTCAACACCGTTGCCATATCCGCCGAATGGCTGATGGCGCGCCACCGCATCCAGGCAATCTAATGGAAGCCGGCACCCTCGACCGCCGCGTCCAGTTCCGGCGATTCACGCTGACCGACGACGGCTTCGCGCAGGTTGAGGCATTCGCGGATCTCGGCACCCCAGTTTGGGCGTCAAAGACGGACGTCAGCGACGGCGAACGCTACCGCGCAAACGAAGTTTCGGCGTCTGTCACCGCGCGTTTTGTCGTGCGTTATTCGCCGTTTACGGCATCAATTACACCCGCCGACCGAATGGTCTGCGCCGGGCGCGAGTACGACATCACCAATGTGAAGGAAATCGGCAGGCGCGAAGGGCTTGAGATGACCGCAAGCGCGAGGGCTGACTGATGTCCGCGAGCCTGAAAGTCATTGGCTTCAAGGAGATGGACGCGCTTTTGCAGGCAATTCCGCGCCAACTGGCGGGGCAGGGCGTGTCATCCGGTATGCGCCGCGCCCTACAGCCCGTGGCCGCAGCCGCACGCAGCTATGCGCCGGGCAGCCTGTCCGAGCGCATCCGCATCGCCCCGACAATCAAGCGAGGCCAGCAGGCGCAGTCGCTGGAGAAGCCCGGCAAGGGCCGCAAGGTCATGTACGTCGGCGCAACCGCACCGCACGCGCACCTCGTCGAATTCGGCACAGGCCCGCGCTACCAGGCAAGCGGCAAGTATGTGGGCATAATGACGCCAGACCCGTTCCTGCGCCCCGCCTGGGACGCGAACAAGGACGAGGTGCTGGCGAACCTGGCAACGGCCATCCGCGACGAAATCGCCAAGGCGCTGGACCGGCGCACCGCGCGCGCAATCAAGGCGGGCTATTGATGGACGAACTGCTCCGCGCGCGTCTCCGGGCGCAGATTACCGGCGTTCCCGTTGACTGGGGCATGACGGCGCAGGGCGTGAACCCGCCGCGCATTGTGCTTTACCGTATCAGCGGCGGCGACGATTACACCATGTCGGGGCGCACCGGCTACACGCAAACCCGCGTGCAAGTTGACTGCTACGCCACATCCGTTGGGGCCGCGAAGCTGCTGGGCCGTCAGGTAAAAGCGGCATTGTCAGGCTATCGCAGCGGCGCCATCAAGGGCGCGTTTCTAAGCAACGAACGCGACCTCTCGCCCGAAACGACCGACGCGCAAACCATCGGCCGCGTCTCCCTCGACTTCTTCATTCATCACCAGGAGTAACCCCGATGCCTGCAATCGTCGCAACATCGCTTCAGGGGGTCGGGCAGCGTGCATCCACACGCACGACCCTTGGCGCAACCGGCAATCCCTTCACCTATCGCCCCGGCGCGGGCGACATCCTCATTCTGCACAATGCGACGGCTGGCGCGCTTTCGCCGGTCATTGACGGCGCGGACGCGACAACCGCCGATGTGACGGGCCTCGGCACTGTCACCGTGTCGTCGGGCTATGCCGTGGGGTCAATCGCTGTCGGCGCTCAAGCCGTCATTCCGCTGGATTCCATCGCGCTCTACCTGAAGGGCGTCATCGACATCACCACCGGCACCGGCCTGGTTGCGACCCTTCTGACGACCTGACCCTTCACCCCCACAAGGCTGGCGCGAACGCTGGCCCTTTATCTGGAGTTTCCCCATGCCCGATATTGGATATGGCATTGCGCTGGCCGTCAGCGATGTCTCCCCCGCCACCACGCCGACAAACGCAATCGGCACCATCATGTCGTTCACGCCGCCTTCGCCGACCCGCGACATCATCGACGTAACCTCGTCGTCGTCGGCGAACATGGCGCGCGAATTCATCGCTGGTCTCATCGACTACGGCGAAGCGTCTTTTGAGATGCTGTGGGACACCGGCAGCACCGCCGACGCGCTTCTGCGCGGCATCACGCTGGAGCGGGCGCCCCGCACCTACCGCGCGACGTTCTCGCAGTATTCCCCGGCCCGCACCATCACGTTCTTGGCCTATCTCACGGGCTATGAGCGCAGCGCGCCGATGGAAGACAAGATGACCGCCACCGTGACGCTCAAAGTCACTGGCGCGCCTGTGTTCGCCTGATGCGGGGCGGCGTCAGCTTCGACGCTCTCGGCAAGCCGTTTGAACTCCGGTTCACCACGAACGCCATTTGCCGGGTCGAAGAACGCAGCGGGCAGTCGCTGGAGGCCTTGCTTGCCGATACTGCCGTGTCTGGCAAGCGCACCCTGTCATTCCGCCTGCTTCTTTGGGCGGCTATTGGCGGCATCACGCTGGAAACAGCCGGCGAGATTATGGACGACATCGGCCCCGTCGAAGTCGACCGCATTCTCGCCGAAGGGCTGCGCTTGGCGTTCCCGCCAAAGGACGACGCACCGGGAAACGGCGAAGCGCCGACGGCCTAGACTGGTCGGCGCTTCTGCGGACGTGGGTTGGCCTTGGCCTCGCCCCGCCTGACTTCTGGGACATCACGCTGCGCGAGGCCGCGGTTGTCATGCAGGCCGCGTCTGACCGCGAGGTCCGCCTGAAGCGCGTCGAAGACGGGCGCGTCTACAGCCTGGCCTATCTGGTGTCGTTCGCCGTGAATGACCCCAAGCGGATGCCGAAATTCGACAAGGTCTTCCCAGACGGGAAACCGAAGCCCGCGCAAGACCCGGATGAAATCTGGGCGTCGATGCAGGCGTGGGGCGACATGATACAAGCAGCGGAGGCGCGCGATGGCTGAAGAAATTGGCGCTCTCCGTGCCGTTCTTGCGTTGGAATCCGCCGCGTTCGACAAGGGCGTGGCATCGGCCCGGCGGCAGCTTGGCGCAATGGACGGCTCACTGCAGAAGACCGGCGGGCAGGTTGGCCAGTTTGGTTCTCGGATGCGCGACATTGACCGGGGGTCGCGGTCGGCCAGCGGCGGCCTGCAGAACCTCGGCTTTCAGGTCCAAGACTTTGCAGTCCAGGTTGGCGCCGGGACATCGGCATCGCAAGCTTTGGCGCAGCAGTTGCCGCAGTTGCTTTCGGGCTTCGGTATGCTTGGGATTATTCTCGGCACTGCTTCAGCGGTTCTGATTCCGCTTGGGGCGGCCATACTGGGCCTCGGGACTAAAGCGTCCACGCTGAAAGACGCATTGGATGCAGTAAACACCGCCATCCAAGGCACCAGCGACCTGGCTAAGATTGCGCAGGGCGATCTGGACGGGCTGCAGGAGCGATATGGGGCCTTAACGCCCGAAGTTATGAGGCTCGCCGAGGCGCAGCGACAGGTCGGGCTGCGCGAACTGGCCGATTCCGCGAAGGTGCTGAACGAAAACCTGACGGCCCTTTACAGCGGGAGCGCATTTTTCAACGTTAGTCGCGCTGAAGATTTGAGCAACGGCTTGGGGCTTGGGACGAAGGCGGCGCGCGAACTTGCTGGCGCCCTTGAGGACTTGGGGCAGGCGGAATCACTGGACACCCAGCTTTCCATCGTTGCGCAGATGCGTGAGCGTTTTGTGGAAATGGTCGGCCCGGTAGGGGAAATGACCGCCGGGCAGCGTGACTTCTATTTTTCGCTGGTCGAGAGCGAAGGCAAGATGCGCGAACTGGAAACGCGCATCAATATGGTTGCTGCATCCGCTGAACCGCTTGGCGGCCTGCTGGAAGTGGCGCAGCTTGCGACCAACGGCCTAGCGGCGTCTGCGTCGGCTTTGGCCGGGTATTTCTCCTCTGCGGATGGCGCTGCGGCGGGGCTGGCTAACACTTTGGTTGCCGCCGCGAAGAATGCTTGGGCGCTGGCGCAGGCGCGCGTTGCTGCGGAGCAGGCGCAGGACCAGACAAACCTTGCTGCGGCCTATGGCCTCAACGCCTTCACGCGAATGCGCGCCCCGGAAGTGCCTGTCGTGGCCGCTGTCAAAGGCGGTGGAGGCGGGGGCGGCGGGGCGCAGAAAGAAGCGAACGATCTGCAGAGCGAGGCAGCGCGCATCTTTGCCCAAACGCGCACAGAGGCGGAAAAATACGCAATCGAAGTGGAAAAGCTGAACGGGCTTCTGGCCGCTGGCGGCATCAGCCAAGACACGTTCAACCGGGCTGTCGATGACCTGAAGGACAAGGCCGGCGAAGCGGGCGATGCAGCAAACCAACTACAATCATCCTTCCAAGACGCATTCACCAGCTTCGTCACCGGCGCGTCAACGGCGCAGGAAGCCGTTTCCAGCCTGCTGTCCAGCCTAGCTTCAATGCTGGCGAACAAAGCCTTTGAAAGCCTTCTGGGTGGCGGCAAGGGCGGCGGCATCTTCGACACGATTTCAAGCTCCCTTGGCTTTGCAGACGGCGGCGCGTTCAGCAATGGCCGCGTCACCGCCTTCGCCCGTGGCGGCATCGTCAACAGCCCCACCGTGTTCCCGATGGCGAACGGCGCGGGCCTGATGGGCGAAGCCGGGCCTGAAGCAATCATGCCGCTCACCCGCGTGGGCGGGAAGCTGGGCGTGCGAACTTCGGGCGGCGGCGGCACGGTGGTGAACATCGACGCGCGCGGCGCCGTTGAAGGAACGGCCGCGCAGATTGACGCGCGCTTGCGCCAGGCGATGCCAGACATTCTGCGGCAGTCCGTATCTGCGAACCGGGCTGCGGGCGCGAGGGGCTACTGATGAACGACGAACTACCCCTGACGCTGGTCACGAACATGACGCGCACCCTGCGCGCCGCCGTTGCCGTCACCACCAGCCCATTTACCGGCACGCAGCAAGTGCAGGACTGGGGCGGACGCTGGTGGGAGTACGAGATTGAATTCGCCGCCACGCAGACGCGCGACGGGCGCAAGCTGTCCGCCTTCTTTGCAGCCCTTGGCGGCGCGGCCGGCACGTTCGTTCTGCGCGACCCCTACATCGACAACCCCACCGGCCTCGGCACCCCCCTCGTCAAAGGCGGCGGACAGTCGGGGACGACATTGCTGACAGACGGCTGGACGGGAACGGGGCTTTACGCGGGCGACTGCTTTTCTATCGGCACGGGCGCCGACTTCCGCCTGTACCAGTTGACGGCAGACGCGCCCCCGACGGCTGGCAACGCAACGCTGAACTTCGTGCCGCCGCTGCGTTCGGTGCCGGCTGACAATGCGGCGCTCAACGTCACGCTGCCGGGCGTCCTGCTGCGCGCCACATCGCCCATCCCGGCGCAAATCGGGCTTGGCGACATCTACCGCTTCAGCATCACCGCGCGGGAAGCGATATGAGCCGGAACGCGTCATCGGCGTTTGTCACCGCGCTTGCGGCAAAGGAAATCCGTCCGGCCATCTTCTTTGAGGGTGAGTTCGTCGGCGGCTTCCTGCGGCTTTGGTCTGGCACGGCGGATATTACATGGGACGGCAAATTCTGGACCGGCGCTGGCACGCTGCTTGGCATCGGGGCAGTTGAGGAAACCACCTCAATCGTCGCGTCTGGCCTAACAATCACGCTGTCGGGCGTCCCGCCTGACGTGGTGTCGGCCTGCATCAGCGCGGCACGCCAGGGCCTGCCGGGGCAAGTCTGGGTGGCGCTGATGACGGAAGGCGGCGCGGTTGTGGCCGACCCGGTGCTGGCCTTCGCGGGCCGCCTGGACGTGCCAACCATCGCCGACGGGCAGGACAGCGCAATTGCGACTATCACCTACGAAAGCCGCCTCATCGACCTGACCCGCCCGCGCGAGTGGCGCTACACCGACGAAAGCCAGAAAGCGCTTTATCCCGGCGACCGTGGCTTTGAGTACGTCACTGCCCTGCAGGAGCAGGAAATCACTTGGGGCAATGCGTAGGCACGGCTGGGAGGCAGTGCTGCACGCGGCCATCGCCGACACGGCGCCCTTCGCTTGGGGTTCGCGCGACTGCGCCACATGGGCGTTCGACGTGCGGCGCCAGCTCACCGGCATCGACGCGGCTGCGGAATGGCGCGGACGCTACAGCACGGCACGGGGCGCGGCGCGAATGCTGCGGCGTCTCGGCGTGTCGTCCGTCGAAGGACTGGCCTGCCGCGTCATGGGGCCGCCGATACCGCCTAAAACAGCGCAGCGCGGCGACCTGGTACTTGCCGGGGACGATGACGCGCTCGGTGTCTGCATAGGCCCTCACGGGCTGTTTCTCGCGCCGCTGGGGGCCACCCTGCGGCCATTGTCATCCTGCCGCGCCGCCTGGAGGGTTTGAATGCCGTTTCTTGCTCCCCTCTTTACGGCAATCTCAACCTTTGCCGCGTCCAGCGTCTTGGCGGGGTTCGTCGTCAACCTCGGCGCATCGCTTTTGCTGTCCACGGCAGCGGCGGCGCTGACGCAGAAGAACGTCGAATCCGCGACAATGAAGGGCCGCACGGTTACGTCGCGCCAGCCCGTAGCGCCGCACAAGATTATCTACGGCGAAGCGGTTGTCGGCGGCACGATTGTCTATCTGAACACGCGCGACGCCGGGGGAATTACGGACCAAGCGCTCGACATGGTCATCGCCCTCGCAGCGCACCCGGTCGAAATGATTGGCTCGGTCTACCTGAACGGCGAACTGGCAATCGACTTCGACGGCAACGTGGTGGGGCGCTACGTCGGCTGGCTGTCCTATGAAAAGCACACTGGCACCGGAACTGGCGGCGCTTTTGCCTCGCTGCGGGCTGCGTCCCCCGAACTCTGGACAACCGCGCACAAGCTGCAGAACCGGGCGGCGATATTCCTCAACTTCGGCTTCAATCCCGACATCTATCCCAATGGAATCCCAAACGTATCCGTCTACGTCAAAGGCAAGAAAGACATCCTCGACCCGCGCACGGGTTCGCGCAGCTATAAGACCAACCCGGCGCTGTGCCTTGCGGACTACATGGCCGACCCAATCTACGGCCTAGGCGCGGAAATCGGGGCTGCTGACGGGATAAACGAAGCGGATTTGATTGAGGCGGCGAACGTCTGCGACGAAACGGTTGCCAAGGTGGGCGGCGGCACGGAGCGGCGCTATACCTGCAACGGCCTCATCGACACCAGCGTTGCGCCGCAAGAAGTCATTGAAGGGCTGCTGACTTCAATGGCCGGAACCTGCGGCTGGCAGGCGGGGCAATGGCACATCTATGCCGGAGCCTACCGGACGCCCACGCTTGCCCTGACGGCAGACGACTGCACCGAGGCGGGCCTGTCCGTTGCCACGCGAATCAGCCGGGCGCAGAACTTTAACGCTGTGCGCGGAACATTCGTGTCGCCAGATAACGACTGGGTAGCAGACGATTTTCCGGCGTATCAGTCGGCGACTTACATCACGGAAGACGGCGGTGACGTTGTCTGGCGCGACATTACGCTGCCATTCACGATTTCGGCATCTATGGCTCAGCGGCTGGCAAAGATTGAACTTGAGCGCAACCGCCGGCAAATGACGGTGCAGGTTGACGGCAAGCTGCGCGCGTGGCTGGCGACGGTCGGCGACACCGTGACGCTGGACTATGCGCGCTGGGGCTTCTCAGCAAAGCCGTTCGACGTCGCGGCCGTGAACCTGCAACTCAGCAGCGGCGAGGCCGGTGCCGTGATTGCGCCGCAATTGACGCTGCGCGAAACCTCGCCGCTCGTCTATGACTGGGCCTCAAGCGAATTCCAGATATACGCCGCAGCCCCGCGCACGACGCTGCCCAACGCCTTCAAAGTCACCCCGCCGGGTTCCCCCACCGCCGCCGAAAGCCTTTATCTGACGCGCGACGGGGCAGGGGTGAAGACGCAGGTCGCCCTGACTTGGCCGCGCTCGACGTCGCCTTACGTTGACCAGTATATCATCGACGCCCGCGTAAACGGCGGCGCTTGGGTTCGCCAGGGCAGGACGGAAAACCTGTCGTTCACGCTGTTGGACTGGACGCCGGGGCAATGGGAATTCCGCGTCAAGGCCATATCTCGGCTTGGCGTGTCGTCGGCCTTCGCGTCATGCGCGCTTGAGGTGTCTGGCCTGGGCGCGCTGCCTGCCGCAATTACCGGCCTCACGCTGCAGACGGCGGGCGGGCTGGCCGTCCTGAAGTGGACGCTGCACCCCGACTTGGACGTCAGATACGGCGGCACAATCGTCATCCGGCATTCGGCGGCATCCTCTCCAAGCTTCGCCAATGCCGTCAGCATGGACGAAGTGCCAGGCTCAACGGCGATTGCCGTCGTTCCCCTGAAGCCTGGCGCATATGTTCTGCGCGCCCGCGACAGCGGCGACAACTACGGGCCAAGCGTCGTCATCTCCACCAGCGGCGCGACGGCAATTGGCTACACCGGCATTGCCACGCTGCAGGAAGACGCAACCTTTACCGGCGCGAAGTCGGGCGTCACCCTTGTCGGCTCAACGCTGAAGCTGGACAGCGGCAGCCAGATTGATAGCTGGGCCGACGTGGACGCGGTCCCCGACATCGATTTCGAGGGCGGGATACTCCCGACAGGCACTTACACCTTCGCCACTGGCATCAACGCGGGGCTTGTGAAGCGGATGCGGCTGCGCTCGGTCATCGACATGGTCTCGGACAATGTCTTCGACCAGATTGATACCCGCACCGGCAACATCGACACCTGGCTTTCGTTCGACGGCGTGGACGGCGGCGAAGTGGACGTCGAGGTGGAATTCCGCACGACGCAGACAAGCCCCGCCGGGTCGCCAGTCTGGTCGGACTGGGGCCGCGTCGAGAATACCGAAACCTCGGCCTGGGGCGTGCAGGCCCGCGCGATACTCACATCAAACGACGCCAGCTTCACGCCTGTCGTCTCACAACTGCGGCTTGTCGCCGATGAGGTTATATAATGGCTCAGCTTACAAACTGGACGATTCCCAACAGCGGCGGCTCGGCCTTCCGCACAGCCGTCAATGCCGCGCTTGCGGCGCTGCAGTCCAACAGCAGCGGCGCGTCAGCCCCTTCCCCGACAGTTGCGGGCATGACGTGGTTTGACACCACGACGCTCACCCTGAAGCGGCGCAACAACGCGAATACGGCATGGGTTGACGTCTCGTTCGACACTGTCGCCGCAAACACGCTGCGCGGGAACCCGACGGGGTCGGCGGCGGCGGAAACTGCCGTTACAGTGGCGCAACTGCAAACGATGCTGGGTTTCGCAAAGTCGCTTGGCGCGCCAACCTGGCAACAATTCCCGGGCGGCCTCATTCTGCAAAGCGGGTTCACTGCTACTATCGCAGGCAGCGGGAACGTGTTTGTGACTCTCCCGCTGACATTTCCGAACGCCATAATTGCAGCTTTTGCAACGCCACGCCCGACTGCGAACAACTCGTCAGTGTTTAGTGTCGGAACGCGAAGCGAAGGAACTAGTGGCTTCAACGTCACGAACAACAGCAACACATCTGGCGCAGTCGCGGCATCTTGGCTGGCCTTGGGGTACTGAGCATGAGCATTTCATACAGCCCCGACCGTCGCGGCTTCTTCGCGTCTGATGTCGTCTATGCAAACCCGCCGACCGACCTGATTGAGATTGACGCGGAATATCACGCGGAACTCATGGCCGCGCAGGAACAAGGCGCAACCATCACGCCCGACAGCGAAGGCGTCCCGCAGGCGGTGTTTCCTGTCGCCCTGACGGAAGCAGAAGTCCTCGCCGCTTGGCGGGCGACGGCGGAAGTCTCGCGCTTTCAGGCCATCGCCGCGCTCTATACGGCGGGCAAGCTGGACGACGCAGAAGCGGCAGTCACAGCGGCTGGCGGGCTGACGGTTATCGCCTGGCAGAACGCCCAGGTGTTCCGCCGCACCTCGCCTATGATGAACGCGCTGGCCCCGGCGCTGGGGCTGGACGATGAGGCGCTGGACGAACTGTTCCTCGCTGCGGCGCTTATCGAAGCCTGACGCCACCCACATAACCACGCACAGCCCGCCTCGCGCGGGTTTTTTCATGCCCAAATGAATGGAGCGCGACATGCCGGAATCCCCGAAATGGCACCAGACTTTGCCGGCATGGCTGGCCGTCTGCATTACTGTCGTCGTGCAGACTGTTGCCGTGTCTTTCTTCCTCGCCAATGTCCGCGCCGACGTGGACCGGGCGAACGGGGCGATTGAGCAGCAGGACACCCGGCTGAAGGAAGTCGAAGGCCAGACGCAGCGGATGGCCGTCGGGGCCGCAACTGTCGGGGCGCAACTGCAGTCGGTGCAGGACGCTATCGCGGAACTCAAAGAAGAAACCAAGCAGACGAACCAGCTTCTGCGCGACCTTATCGGGGCCAAGCCATGAGGGCCTGGTCCGCGCGCAGCCTTCGCAGCTTGTGGGGCATTCACCCGGATTTGCGCCGGGCGCTCGACAGGGCGCTGAAGGATAGCCCCATCGATTTCGTTGTCATCGAAGGGCTGCGCACCAAGGAACGGCAGAAGCAGCTTGTCGCTGCCGGGGCGTCGAAGACGATGAACTCCCGCCACCTGACGGGCCACGCCGTGGACCTCTGCCCGCTCTTGGACTTGGACAAGGACGGCAAGATTGAGACGGCTGAAATGTTCAACGTCCCGCTCATGCGCCGGCTGAACACGCACATCGCGGCAGCCTTCGCAGCCGAAAACGTCCCGTTTGAATGGGGTGGCGATTGGGGCTGGGACTTCCCGCATTACGAACTTCACCGCAGCAAATATCCCGCCTGAAAGGATACGACATGCAGCCCTTCCTCCCGCAATTGGCGCGCGTTCTCGCCCGCTATCTGTCGTCGGCCCTGATGACCGTCGGGTTCATCGCCCCCGAACTCGGCGCGCAGCTTTCGCGTGACCCGGAGGTTATCGGCCTCATCGGCCTGGCGCTTGGCGCTGGCACTGAAACCGCGTGGGCGCTGGCCGTCCGCAAGGGGTGGGCGGCCAAGTAGCCCCGCCACGACTGAACAACTTCCTGCATCCTCAATGAATGGAGCGACCCCATGGCCCAGAACACGACAGTTGATATCCCCGCCGCAACTTGGACGCAAATCACGGATGGCAACGTGACCACCATCACGTTCCAGAACATTTCGGGCAACTTCGTCCGCGTCAAAGGCACCGTTGGCGCAACCGCACCGACGCACCTTGCCGGCGCACTGCGTTACAACCCGGGCCAGGGCGAGCGCAACGTCGCGTTGGCGGACCTGTTTCCCGGCGTTTCCGGCGTCAATCGCGTTTATGTGTTCGCCGACGGTGGCGCGCAGGTGGTGGTGTCGAATGCTTGATATCAGCCCCCTCGACGGCATTCGCAGCCCGTTCGGGCCACGGCGGGGGCGGGCCTTCTCCCCCTCCGCCCTCTTCGCCCTCGCCGAACCCGGCGTCTGGTACGACCCCTCGGATTTGCCGACGCTGTTCACCGACACCGCTGGCACCACCCCCGTGACGACGCCGGGCAACACCGTGGCGCGCATGAACGACAAGTCGGGCCGAGGGAATAACGCCACGCAAGCCACAGCCGCATCCCGCCCGACATACGGTGTGGTGCCACTGGGTGGGCGGCGGAATTTGCTGACGTGGAGTGAGGATTATAGCGTTGCGCTTGGGTCTGGCGGCTGGACTAAAAGCGGGGTCACAGCGTCCGGGCAGCGGATAACCGCAAACGCGGCTACAGGTGCAGCATATGTTGAAACTACCTCTGCGTCTGCGCCAGCAAGCGCGGTAACAATAAGCGCCACGTTCCCGTCAACCGCTGGGCGGAATCGGTATGCTTGGGTAGCCGACAGAAGCGTTTCGCCTATTGCGTCCGCAACCTTTGATTTGGATTCTGTTTCTGTTGTGGGCAAGGCCACCGCAGTCACTGCTTTGGTGGTCACACTGCCAGATGGCTCGGTGAAATGCTCAGTCACCCACACTCGCGCAAGCGTCGGCACATCCAGCCCTCAATTCGCTCTTGCTGGTGCAACGCACACCGCTGACCGTCCGTCCCGAACTTGGGTTGGCGGAGAGTTTCTTGACGCAAAGCTGCAGTTTGAACACAACTCCACCGCCACAGACTACCAGCGCGTCACCACGCAATACGACGTTACTCAAACCGGGGTGCAGTCGGTGTCGTATCTGTTTGACGATCTGGATACACTGAACTGGACGGCATCGGCTGGCACATACACGGTGGCCTATGTCAACTCGGCAGGCACGGTGACGATCGAAACCGGGCAGTCGTTGTCCGGGGCTACAGACGTGCTCAAAGTATTGTCGCTGTCCGGGTATTTGGCGATTAACCGCGCGCTGACGGGAACGGAGACAACCGACTTGACAGCGTGGCTGGCAGCGAAAGGCGGTGCGTGATGCGGATCGTAGCAGCCCCATCTGAGGCCCTTGTTGCCGATGCAAACCAGCTTGCCATGTGCTTGGCATATGGCCCGGCAGACGCCGAAACATTTATGGGCCTCGACTGGCAGGACGCTGACGGCAACTTGTACGCAGCCGCAAGCTGGGAAGCCTCAGACGAATGGGTCTCAGGCGCTACACAGCCCCTCGTCAGGCCCGCATGGGACATGGACAGCATCATCGACATGACGGCTGCTGGACGCGCACAGGCGGCGCTGGTGTTCGCTGTGGAGCCTGTGGCGGCGTTGCCGGGGACGCTGACGGCTATCGGCGGGATGGATGGGGTGGCGGCGCTGCAGGCGATGGGGCTGACGGCGGTGCAGCCCGATGCAACTCCGTGAAGGAGAGGCTGAACGTCGGCGCGAGGTGGTCAATCGCCACCTCGCCGCTGGCGGGACTTTCCGGGCCGCCGCCAAAGAACTAGGCATCGCGCCGAACACGCTCGTCATGTGGTGGCGTGATAATGACCGGGACCGCGCCGTACAGACAGCGATGGATGCGGTCGGCACGGGGCTGGTTCCGCACTCAATGTGGACGAAGGTGCCGCCGAAGGACGGCGAGCCGGGTTTTTCAGTCTATCATAAAATCGAGCAGGCCGAGCCGGAAGACGTCGCAGAGCGCATCAGGGCGGCGCTGGACGCCGTTCCCGCCATCGCGGCAATACCTCCCCCGGAATATGCAGATGACGACCTCCTGACCGTCTATCCTCTCGCTGACGTCCACCTGGGCGCCATGTCTTGGGGAAAGGAAACCGGCGCGGATTACGACCTGTCGATAGCGGCGGCACGTGTCGTGTCTTGGGTGGGCCGCTGCGTGTCGGCTTCCCCGGCATCCGGCACGGCTATCCTGCTGGACGTAGGCGACCTGACGCACGCCAACGACCAGACCAACCAGACGCAGAAAAGCAAGCACCAGCTTGATACAAGTTCGCGTTACTTCCTCACGACGCAGACGGCCATCCTCACGCTTGCCATCGCAGCGGAAACCATCGCGGGCAGACACCGGGACGTCATCGTCAGGATTTTGCCGGGGAACCATAATCCCGATGCCTATCTGGCAATCCTGTTTGCGTTGAGCCAGCGGTTTCGGTCAAACCCGCGCATTACGGTTCAGGAAGTCCCGGGCGAGTTCTTCGCGCACCAGTTCGGCGAGGTGATGATTGCGGCGCACCACGGCGACAAGGCCAAGGCCGAGCGGCTGGTGTTCTTCCTAGCCGACGAATACGCGCCGATGTGGGGCAGCACCAAGTATCGGTTCCTGTTCACCGGCCACCTTCACCACCACAAGTCGGCCGACATCGGCGGGGTGCAATGGGAGCAACTGCGCGCGGTGACGGAGCGGGACGCCTACGCGGTGAGCCACGCCTACTCGGCGAGGGCGCAGTTGCAGGCCATCACCTACCATCGGACGAAGGGCGAGGTCCAGCGGGTTAAGGTGGGGGTGTGACCCTGCCGTGGTTTGCGTGAAACCCCAGCGCGACTTCGGCTGCTTGGCGGGCTGAAATTGCGTCTGCTTTCTCAGCAAAATGACCTAAGCAGGTTTCGATGCCATTTAGGCGAATACGCGCCCGCCACACCCCACGAGACTGGCGAAACGAAACTCCGTGATGGCCTGACGAATTGTCAGACCTAAGCTTGGTATTGCAGGCATTTTGCACAATAGTCACCTCGCGCAAGTTGACGCGCCTGTTGTCCGACTTCACACCGTTGATGTGGTCAACAACCTCCGGCCACCTGTCTAGTTCCATCGCCAAAATGGCGCGATGCGCGTAGACCTTAACCCACTGCACAGACCCATGTTTGTAGGTCTTCCCGCCGCCATAGTATGACAGGGCTTCCTTCCCGGCGTTCCCGGCGTTCCATGTGACTTGGCGTCGTTGTGCCGAATATGCTCCATCTTGAAACAGATGAAGCGGGGCCTCTCTCCAAAACAACTTGCCCGTGTCTGGTTCGTACCGGAGCAACTGGCGCAAGGTTTCAGGCGATGGTAACTCTCTAGCAGCCATGACGTGGTCCTTCCGTGACCTGTGGTGGTTAGAGCCGTGCTGGTGGTGAGACACCTCGCGGCTCGTTTATTATAGCGATTCCATTAACTTATCTCAAGCGCGCAGGCGGGCGCTGCAGTCGTTGACGTTCCATAAGGCCGACGGGCTGGTGCTGCGCGCGCTGGACCCGATTGAGCGGATGGCTTGAAAGAACAACACCGGAACTGCTTCGGGACTTACTTCGGGACTCTTTGGGATATTATGTCCCGAAGTGGCCGTTTCTGGCCTTTCCTGCCGTTTTCGCCGCATTGCTGAAATAGCGCAAAACAGCAGAAAACCTTAGACATTTCAAACGCTTGCAGTGGGGGATTTTGGAGCGGGTGAAGGGAATCGAACCCTCGTATTCAGCTTGGGAAGCTAGGGGCAAACTATATATATCAGTTATTTACGAGGCGCTTCGGGACTTATTTCGGGACTCGCCTTCTCGGAGTCGTGGTTTTTGCGGAAGCCAGGTTTGATTTCCCCCACCTTTCTGGCCGCGATTGCAGCCTCAATATCGTAGTGGGTCAGCCTGCAAATTCTTTGTATCCTCTGTATTCAGCGAGTAGCCGTCTGCCGAACAATGCCGACTCCTCAATCGTGAAAGTCACGATGTGGCTTGGGCCTGCCAGAGGCGGGCCTTCGGAAGCCGGCGGGGATGCTTGCGCCGTCAGGTCAATGACCGGGATGCGAATGCTTCCATTTATGGTGAGGTGCGCGTAAAGATAGCGGTCCTCTAGTAGAGTGAGCTTTGCTTTCTCGATAGCCTGACTCGGCGTCATTTCCTTCTCCCTTCCAAGGTGTTGAGCTTTACGACAAAATAACTGTCCATCGCCTCCGCCAGATCGTCGTCCATGACATGCGCATATCGGGTCGTTGTTTCGACGGACGTATGCCCCAGCAGCTTGGACACCAGCTTCAGGTTCTTGGTCTGTCGCAGCATCCGCGTAGCGAAGGTGTGCCGCAGATCGTGGAAGCGAAAATCTTCAATCCCTGCCTCAATCACGGCTTTGTGAAAGTCGTCGTGAACGCCGCCCCCGCCCGTCGTGATGCGCCGGCGCGGGTTCCCTTTCGTCCTCTGATCGGCATAGGTCAGCACAAACGGCTTTTCGCTGGCGATGTCTGAGCGGGGCAGGGTGGACAGGAATGCCCGCATTTCGTTGTTGATGGGGAAGAACATTGTCAGCCCGCCCTTGAGCGCAAAACGAATGCGGGCGTTGTCCATGTCCACGTCGCGCCAGCGCAGGACGCAGATGGTTGCGCGCCTGGCGCCGGTCATCAGCGCGAACTTGACGAAGGGGTGCAGGTCAACGCGAAGGTGCTGGTATAGCGCGTCCTGCTCGGCCCATGTCAATTCGCGGATGCGCTCGGTCGGTTCCTTGGCCTGGGGGCGCTTCCAATCCAGCCGGGGAACCTCGGCCTTGTGATAATGGGCCATGTGCCGGATGGCGCGGGCCATGAACTGCAACTCGCGGTTTGCCGTGGCATCGGCGACAGCCGCGCGGCGTCGGGCCACATAGTGCAGCAGGTCCGCGTCGGTCATTTCCTCCAGCCGCTTGGGCTTGCTGAAGATGCCAAGAATGGCCTTCGCTTGCGACATGCTGGTGCGCGCGCTTGGCTGCTGAGTGCATACGTCGGCGTAATAGGTGCCGATGGCCTCGGACAAGGTGAAGATGCCCACCTTCTCGTCGGTTCGGTGCAGCCCGGCCTTGGCCTCGACGCGGGCTTGCGCCTCTACGGCCTTGGCCGTCTCGAAATCTTCGGTGCCGCAAGTGCCATGAAATCTACGACCCCCGATCTGAAAGTCGTAGTGCCAGAAGCGCGAGTTTTTGGGGCGGAACGGCATTCCAATGTCCTCGCTTCGATGAAGGCTACCAGGTCGTCGGGTTTGTACCGGATAGACCCAGCACTGAGCATGACATAGCGTAACCCGCGATCCCGCAGCCGACGCAAGGTCTTTTCGCTGATGTTTAGCTGCGCGGCTGCTTCTGCCGGAGTGAGCAAGGCCCGCGCGGTCATGGCAACGCCATTTTGATATCCACCACTTCCGGCGCCTGGACGTCCTTCCACTTCCGCACAGTCTCAAGGGCCTCAAGCGCTGCTTCCTTGCCGGTACGTGCGTTTCTGATGCTGATGACCCGCACAAGGGTGTAGCTGACGGTGACTGCGTATTTCATGTCTTAGCCATCCGCATCTCAGCCTTCCGCACCATCTGCCGCGCCCGCTCTCGCGTGACGCCCGCTGCCTTCGCAAGTTCTTCCAGGCGAACGCCGCGCTGGTGGTTGCGCCACATCACCTCGGCGGCCGTTTCTCCGGGGTGGGGCAGCAAAGCAGTCAGCCGGGCTACTTCCGCCTCGGCCCGCTCGGCGCGCTCCATCACCATCACGAAGCTGCGGTCGCGTTCCTCAAGGATGCGCTTGCGGTCGGCCATTACGGCATCGACGGCGGCTGCGAGGCGGTCGCGCTCGGCGGTGAGCGTTAACATGTTTGCGGCGTCATGTTCGCTTTTCGGCGTTTTGTTAACATGAGGCAGGGTGTCGGCGCGGACATATTCAGGCCAGCCGCCGTTATTGCCGCCGCTGACGAACATTCCAACCATCGGGCCGCCCATGCAGGCCCAGATGCGTTCGGGCAGGTCACTCATGGCTCGGCTCCTTTCCGGTGAGGGAGGTGCGTCGGTTCCACTGTTCAGGCATATTCCAGCCTCCAAGGTAATGCCCAGCAATCGGACAAGTGTCGTGGTTTGGATGCTGCCAGCGAGGTTGTCCCGCCATTCCAGCGGACATGGGGAATGGGACTTCACCGCAGAATGGGCAGGGCAGCAGGTCACTCATGGCTCGGTTCCCTTCCGGTGAGGGCGGCGCGGGCAATATGTCCGCTATCGTCCCCGTAAATGTGGATTATTGGCTCGTCCCATGTCGTGCAGCAGCCACAGGGATCGGTGGAGAGACGGCTTTTGTAGTTTTCTTCGTCTGCGTAGAACGTCAGCGCTTTCCGAAGCCGCGCGTTGTCTGCCTCCGTTACCGACAGGGCCTGCTCATATGCCGCACGCTGTTCGTCGGTGCGCTGGACTTGGAGGGCGAAGTCTGCTGTCAGGGCTTCGATGCGGTCGGCGACAGCCGCACAAAAGCATCCGCTGGCAGCTTCAATGGCCCGACACCGGTCGCCGAGTTCGGCACAAGGACCGCCTTTGCGGGCTTCTGTCACCAGATCATCAGTCATCTGCGCGCCCTTTCCAAACCGCAATCATCCGCAGCACGCCCCGCAAATCGGCTTGCGGCAGGTTCGCAATCTCCCGCACGATTTCCTCCCGCAGCGCCTCGTTCTGGGCGCGCATGTGCTTCAGCAGCGGGCCTTCAGTCATCGTCGTGGTCCCGCTTCTTGTCGCGCCGGTCATCGTCGTGTTCCTCGTCAAAGTCGGGGCCTTCGTAATGGTCGTCGTGATCCTCATGCTCGTCGTCATGGTAGTCGGGCTTAGGGTCCGGTTTCGGATCTGGGTCAGGCGCAGGAGCGGGCTCTGGCTGCGGGTCAGGCTTCGGCGGCTCTGGGCGAGGCGCTGGGGCGGGGTCGGGCCTCGACGGCACATTGTCCCGCGCCAATAGCGCAAGGCCGCCACCGCCGCTCTGAGAGCATTCTGGCGGCAGCGGGAACGTCAGGCACGTCTCAGCGTGCGGGGCGCAGGCGGCGAGGGGCAGGAGCAGCAGCCACTTCATTGCACGAACCCCGCCAGCAGCGTCGCCACCCCGAAGCACGCGAAGGCCATCACAGCGACTGTCACTGCGGCAACCTTCGCCCCCGGATACGGCACCATCCACATCTCGTCCTCGACAACCCGGCACAGCGCGCGGTCGGCGGGGTCTTGGCTGTGGGCAAGGACTTCGAAGGCCGCATCGATGGCTTCCAGGTCGTGGAAGCTGTGATTGCGCAGGATGTAGCGGGCGGTGCTGTAGCCCTGGTGGAGCGGGGGCAGGGGGATGATGGTCATGGCGGAACCTTTCATGCTGCGACCCAAAGCGGCGCCCGCCACTGGTCGGCCATTGCGGTTGCGATGCCGGAAAAGGTTCGGCTGCGTTCGTTCGCGCGGTTAGGACCGGGCGGCATCTTGTGAATGCGCTGCTCCCGCCCCTCGACAATGTTGGTCGCCTTCAGCGTCGGAAGGTTCTTCAGCCAGAGGCACGTCGCCTTGGTTTCGCCGTGGCCGTACTGCCAAGGCTGAATGACTTGGTCGGGCTTGCGCCACAGGCTGGACATGATGCCGACCGGGTTTTCGATGGCAATCATCGGGATGTCGGCGCGGGCCAGAAGCATGAAGAACGACACGCTGGCCTGCTGGCGTCCGTCCATGCGCTTTTCCGCGAACCAGCGCGCCCCGCTGACGGTGAGGTCTGTGCATGGAGGGAAGGCAATCATTGCATCCCACGGGTAGTTCAGCACATCGCGGACATCGCCCTGATAGTGCGGGCCGGGGCGTTCGGTCGGCAGCAAGTCGCAAGACATGGCGTCATGCCCCCCCCGGATGAAGGCATCGCGGACAGAGCCGGAAAACTCGCAGGCGACCAGAACCCTCATTCCCGCCCCCAAAAAGCTGCCGAGGACGAATCCCCGGCAGAGGTCACGGCGGGAGGCCAAGCCGACATTACCCGGGCCGCGCGGGGTTCGTTGCGCGCTGCAGCAATGCGGGCGCGCTGTGTGGCGAGTGCTGCGGCGAGGGCGGTCATGTCTGACCACCCGTGTGCGGCTTGAGCGCATCGCGGATGGCCCGGCGCACTGCCGCCATCAGGACGGGATCTGCTTTGCGCTCGGCAAGGCACTGCATCACGGCAAGCTGGACGGCGTCGGCGGTCATGCCGTCACCGCGAGAAACAGCGCCAGCAGCGCGAAGATGGCGGCAACGCCAATGGCGTCGGCGATCAAGTCAGCTTTGCGCATTTTCGCGCTCCTCAATCTTGGATTTCAGGTGGTGGACCGCTTCGTCTGGCGTGCTGCCGTAACCAATCGGGTCAAGCGCGGGGTTGAAGCCGATCTGCATGGCGAACCAGTCGCGCTTGCGGCTGCAGGGCGGGTCGAACCGCACGATGATGCCCCGCGTCATTCGGCGGCACTCAGATAGCGGCGCTCTGCGGCCATTTCGTAAAGGTGGTCGCCCCGGTCGTTGACGTAGTCTTCGGCGGCGCCTTCGTAAGATTTTACCAGCCAGTCGCGCAGGTTTTCGTTGTCCAGAAGCTGCTCCAAGAGCGGGTTCGCGCCCCACGCAAACTCGGGCTTGCCCTTGGGCGCGGGGTGGCGGAACTCGATGAAAACGTTCGTCGCCTCGGCGGCCCAGCCTGGCTCGTCGCGGGTGTCGTCTGCGCCAGGCTCGTATTCGTAGCTGATCTTCGCTTCGCACCAGGTATCAACGTGGCCGTCGAGGCTCAGGTGCAGGTCGAGGTATTCCGTTGCCATGATCTTCTCCCGTTGCCGTTGTGGCTTGGGAGTAGAATATCCGCTATCGCGGACAAGTCAACATGAATATCCGCAAAAACGGATACTGATGGATGCGGCCCATGCGCCAAGTCGCTTCAACCGTATGAGCCGCAAGTCCCGCAACCCGCGCGCATGAAAAAACCCGCGCAGGGCGGGCTGTGCTGGTGCAATCTTGCGATATTGTATTGAAAAATCAATATCTTGTACCGCGCCCCCCCCCCCCCCCCCCCCCCCGCGGGGGGGGGGGGGG